CCTGTTGAGCTGGTGACCGCCGCGATTGTATTGTCATAGTAAAGAGTAACAGCCCCGCCATCTGCGGCAGTCATATAATAATCGCCAGACGTTGATGCCTCTAGCTTTAGATCATCAGCCTGAACGCGCAAAGCTCCAGAACCATAATGGAAAATCCGACCATTTGTTCCGTCATATCCAATCTTTGTTGAGTTATGGAATACAGCATAATCTGCCAAGCCAAACTCAATGTCGCCAGATGTTGTTGCGCCAGTAATAGACAGGTCTTTGTTGAAGTCCCAAGTGTCTGTGCCTGACGTGTAAGTGATTGTTGCAGAGGCACCCGCAACAGTAATCCCAGCGCCATTTGCAGCGGCGGCTGTAGCAGCGCCATCTGCCAGAGTAATGTTTAAATCATCAACTGTCAGTGTGGTTGAATTGATGGTTGTCGTTGTGCCATCAACTTGCAAGTTACCAGCAATCAAAACAGTCCCGGTGTCATCGCCATGCGCGGCTGGATCAATCGTAAATGTAGACGGCCCACGCAGATAACCTGTTACCTCTACCCCGCCAGACTGAACCTCAAGAACATTTGAACCAGAGGACTGCAACTGCAAGTCACCTGTTTTATTGTTGATTATGCTGTTAGTTGCATCGTGATAGATTTCAAGATCGTCGCCCGTACCAAGCAAGATTTTATAGTTATCAATGGCATCAATTGCTGTTGATGTAATATCAACGTACACATCTGGAGCTGGTATCCCGCCAAAAGCACGGTATTCGCTAACTCTAAAGCCGCCATCTGATGTATATTTTTCAGTAGACCATGTTTCGTCAGCGTCAATAACTAAACGGCTTGTACCGTTAGCATAAAACTGAACAAAGCCGCCTGTGCCACCGCTTGTTGTAGAGTGATAGAAGTCTAGCCGATCTCGATTGTTTGGGCTTGTATCGTTAAAGTATCGTATATAAGCCGCGTCAGTTGAGCCATCATTCCACTTAAGATAGTTATTGGCATCTAAGATAATATCAAAGCTGTTGCCGTCTAAGTTGCCGCCAAGCTGTGGTGTTGTGTCTACGACTAAAGATTGAATCGTTTCAACCCATGTTGTCCCATCGTAAACTTTAAGCTCATTTGATGTTTGGTTAAAAAACAAATCACCGCTGTCCAGGCTGTCTGTTGGATCAGTTGCCCCAACCCGGTATCTTTCCGCGAACGTGTCTATTTCTGTAAGTGTCGGCCCAACCTTGGGATCCCCGGTAGTGGCGTCAAAGGCAAGGACCGTACCAAGCCTGGATGATTTTGTGGGAAGCTCGAGGCTAGTAAACTCATCACCAGGATTTGTGCGAAGCGCTCGCCCTGCCTTTTCATCTAATTGCTGGGCCATGATGACCAGGCTATCGAGCTGCTCATTTAAGCTCGAGGCCAAGAGATCCCCGGCGGTAACAAAATCAGTTGTGCGCTCTAATGACCGGCCACCGATAATTGTTAGAACATCAGATGAAACCAATGCGGCAGTCAGAGTAATCGACCCTGTACCATTCGCGTTTGTCGTTATGGTGTAATCTGTTGTAAGTGTAAGTAATGTCGTGTTTTTATAAACAACGATATCACTGTCCGTGAGTATGTTGAATGTAAAAGCGAACGGACCAGTACCGGTGTTGCCGGTAAATTGTACGCGGCGCGTTACTGGATTAATCGGGATATCAGCCATTTTTCAACTCCGCTCTTTGTCTTTCATATACCAGATATTGATTAGTTTCCAAAGATGTTTTCTATATCTGGAGATCTGCTAGGGGCCATTTTGCCAGGCTCCCACCAGAAGTCTTGTCCGTATTCACGCGCATACTTGCGCTTCATTCTCCGGATCTTTTTGCCAGCATCCGGATCCGCCCACAGTTTTGCCTGGTCAAACACAATACGCTCGAGGGCGCCGCGTACATACCAGATGGATGTTCCTGGCATGTAACGCTGTGCAAAGTTAATCATTTCACTGGCTGCCTTTGTGTCCTCACCCTGGGCTGCCTCGATAATATTCCCCAGGGTTAGCTTGCGAACATCATTGGCAAACCCAACAACCGGACCCGCGATTGTTTCAGTAAGCCCTCGATCGTTACGGTTAAGATCTGAGAACAAGAAATCACCATAGATCCCCAGGCCACCGCCCTGCATAAATGCCGCACCCCAGAACTCGGCGCTATCCATCGGACGCGGATCGCGGTTTTTAGACATTTCCTTGAGCTGTAGAGCCAACGCCCCCATAATTGTTGTGCTGATTAGAAGATCTGCGAAATAGCGCCCCTTGCCTTTAACACCTGGCGCACCAGCCCCACGCATAATGTGTGTGTTTACCAGGGTAATTCCAAAGTTCTTATACATAGCAAAGGAACGCACCAGTTCCCCAGCAATCGTACCTGGTGGAATGTCCCCGGTTAGTGCCGCTCGACCGCGTACTGACGTTGATGGAACCGCAAAGTTTGTTTCTGTCTCGACCATCCGCATGATGTCGGTTGCTAATTCCCTGGCAAGCCGGGGATCGATGTCATCACGGAACTCTATGTCCTCGGCCCGTAGGAACTTAGCGCCTTTATAATCGTATAGCTCAGTCTGTCGGATAACATCCCAGCGATCGCTATTGATATTGTAGCGCTCCATAGCCTTCCGGAACATCGGATTTAGCTCATCGAAGGATTTACCTACGTTATCCGCCAGTGTTCCCAGGAACTCCATGCCAAACGCCCAGCGCCCGGCCTGTGTCATTGGCGACAGAAGGGACGCCCTCATAACAAAATCCGCAACCCGGCGCGTCCGCTCTGGACCGGATATATCTCCCACATAGCGCATCTGTGCCGCCGCCAGGGTGGACCATCCCTCGGCTGTAAGGCCAAGACGAATTGCCAGCCTGCCCTTTTCCTCTGCGCCCAGGGGTTGCAAGAGCTTTAGATACTGCGTCAATGTTTTCGTTTGCGGCAAACCATTCATGCGCCGCGCAATACGGTTAAAGTTTACATCTGTAATAGCGGAGATAGCGGCCGCCCCAAGCTGTGCCGACTGCAATAACTGCCTGGTCCCTGCCAGGGATGTTGCCCAGAAGCGATTGACCGGGGTGTTATGCGTTCCCTGGAGAATATTATAAAGCTCATCCACTTTTTTGTTTGTGGATCTGGCCGCGCTCTCTTGCTTATCTACACCCGCTGCCGCTTTCGCCAGGGTTTGCTTGATAAAATTCTTTGTCGCCATTGGGTTTGGTCCCAGGCGTTCCATGAATGCAATGTCCCTGGACATATTGCTGATGTGGCCCATCATCACATCGAACGGGTTATCATTGCCAAACTTTTCCTGGTATTCCATCCAGGCATCAGCATTCTTAAACACCAGGAAGCGATGGTCCGCATTACGATTTGCTAAAGATTTCCCACCTGTTGGTCGGCCGCCTGGTTTGATCTTGCTCATCCCATCGGTGCGGATTGTTTCGTAAACTTCATCCAGAACATCCTCGAGCTTTTGCGGTGAAAAGTTTAGCCCGGTTTCCATGTCCTTCATTTTGTCCAGGTCAAGACGCGATGAAATAAAGTCACGCCATTCCTCATAGCTTGCCTCGCGCACCTTCACTGTGCTGTGTTGCTGCGGCAGTCCCCAATCGGAACGCTTTGGAATAGCACCCCCGGCCGCATTGAAACGCTTGCGCAGATATTCGGACGCCTCTTTCCAGGCTAGCGATAGCTCCCTGGCGGATGCATCCCCGGTGTCCTCGCCAAACACCTCTTTAATCATGTTGTTAAGCTGGGCTTTGTTACGGGTGCGACCGACAAGATCTCGGCGGAATGTTGCCAGGAACTTGTCCATCTTGCGGGTTGCGCTGCGCTCAATCGTTGCCTGGAGCTGCACAATGCTCGAGAACTTGGATGTCGAATCCTGTTCAAAGAATGCCAGGGCCGCCTTGTTCATGTCCTGTTGCCCGGTGATTGTGCGGTAGTTTTGCATGTCCAGGGTGATCTTTTTCCAGGTCTGGGCTTGCAACATTGCCTGGCGTTTGCGCTCGATCGCTTTCTTACGCACCGCTGCCGCTGCATCGATCCCCGCTTTTGTTTGCGCCGGGCCTGGTCCTAGCTGTTTATTGTATTGCTCAACTAGATCATCGAACAAATTACCGTATTCATCCGCTTGTTCCTGGGTGATCTCCCCAGCGGCTACACCATCCTCAACACATTTTCTGAATGTACTCATAGCCCACAAACTCCCAAGCGATTGATTAGCGCATCCTCTGCATCGATATCAGATTTGATGTCGCGCAATGTTTTTGTTTCTGCCAATAGTTCCCCGGTTTTCTCATCGAACCTAGTACCAAGCGGTATTTCTAAATCAAAGTCCTCGGGCTTGATATCATCTGTGATATCGGTTATTAATTGCGAAGGAGTAACACCTATGTCAGATACTTTTCTAGTTTCCTGGGACGGACGCCCAGCGATCTCTTTTTCACCATCAGAAGCCCTGGCAATACTTACACCTGGCGGCTCCTGGACAGCGGTTGATGGTCTTGATGTCCGCAACTCTGGCCGTGTGATTGCAGACGAGAGCGCCTTTATGTCTACATTCGAAAGTACCTTTGGGCCTTTCTCCATACCGACTAGCTTTGCAAACGAAGGATCTTCCTCAGACAAAGCCTTCGAATAGATCTCTCTCTGTTCTTTCTCTAAACGCGCAAATTCTTCCGGATCTTTAGTCATACGCTGTTGTTCGTATAGCTTGTGACCTTTTGTATTCTTTGCCTCGATTAGTTTCGGGGACCAGATTTGTATCTCTGAGACAATCCCGTTTGGTGTGCGCACCATGATTTTGCGATCGAAGTAACCGGCGGGTGTAACGCCCCAGCCTTCATCCAGGATCTCTGCGTTTTGCGCCAGGCGTTCAGCGATAGCATCAGCATCCGCCGCCTTGTTGATAACAAAACCAGCCCGGGAGATATCTGTCATTTCCCTGGCGGATGCATAGCTCTTGCGCTGCATCTTTTCTTTAGCTGTCTCGATCTTCTTTAGACCAGGGTTTTTAAATTTAACGCCCAAGTCTGATTCAAGGCTCTTGCCAATGTTTGCAATAAAATCCTGGGATTCCTGAGCAATCTCGAAAATATCATCAACAGTCTCGACGGGCTGCCGATCTTTTAATGATCGCTCAACAGGTTTGATCTCCGTGATTTCTTCCAGGGTGCGGAACGTATCCAGCACCATCTGATCGACCTGGGCCTCTGCCGCTGGTCCTGTTGGCTCATCGAACCCCTCTAGGGTTGGCTCGTCCTCAATCGCGTCTGTGCGGCTTTGCGGCGCAACATCGACAGCGCGTCCAACATCGCCAGTTGCCGCCCTATCAAAATCGCCTCGTTCAATTCCTCGTCTGACAGCATCGGCGAAGTTTCGGGCTGCGGCTGCATATCCCTGTTCTTTGGCGCTTCGGGCTGCGGCTGAGAGGTCATCACTGAGCGTTCCTTTGCGGTTCGCGAGCGCTTGGAGTAACGTGATCGCTTGGCCATCTTGATCGGCCCTCCTTTGGTTTTGGTCCTTGGCTAGTTTGTTTCCCTCTGCCTCGATACGCTCCGCGTTCTTACTTAGGTTTTCAAACGATGCCTTATCTGCCTTGAGTAATCTAACTGTACGGTCCAGGACTTTGGCCCGTTCACTGTATAGGCTTGTAGCCACATCTTCATCACCAAACAATGAAACCTGGGTTTCTTTGACCATATCGGTTTCACGCACCTGGCGAACAATCGCCTCGGCCTGGAATACGTTTGATGGATCTGATTTGGATAATACCTTGATTGCGGCTTGCTGTAGATCCGGATCATCGATCAACCGCCCAACGATAGCACCGTAGTTTGCCGGGATCACATCATTAACGATTGCGCCGAATGCATCATCGCTTAGGTTTACCAGGTCTTTTGCCTGGCGCACCAGGGCAGACTGCGGGGGAAGCTCTGAGATCCGACCAGGCTCAACACGCAACACCTTGGCCGCATCAACGACTGTCCCGGTCCCCTGGGCAATGTTTGCCACCGCCGCAATAACACGCGCCTTCTCTGCGCTTACATCATCTGTTTCACGCAGCTTGTAACCGATTAGGCTAATGTCCTGGCTAGGATCCTGGTCCATAATCCTACGGGCTAGTCCGGCCCTCTGGTGGCCATCTGCAATGAATACCTTGCCCTGGGCATCTTCCCAGAAGATAACGGTCCCGGCCTTTACCGGATCCCATGTCGTCACGCCCTGCAATCTTTCGGTTACGCCGTATTCGTCGCCACCTTCTTTAAACTGAAAACGCTTTGCATCGATCGTCACATCCCGCGCTGGGATCTTAAACATCACACCGTCCAGGTTATCTGTTGCTGCCTGGATCATTTCTGGGGTTGGCTCAATGGTTGGCTCATCAGTCATGGTCGGAGCATTGTTGTTCTCGACCGCTGATTCCGCGCTTGCCGCTCGAGCTTCATGCTCTGCCTGTGCCTCTGGTTGTTTTGCATTTTGGAACGGATTGTCTGTTTCTAGTTCTTCCGCTGATTCAGCCAAGCTTGCCAGGGCTTCACTATCTTTATTTGCCTTACCGGATTTGAATAATGCATTGTAACCAGACTTTGCGCCATCCATCGATATCTTAACACCAACGCCAATCCCCGCGCTTGCAACTGCGTTAATACTGACGTTCTTTAAAAAGTCCTGGTAGGTATAATCTAGCCCTTGTTTTTTATACCAATCAGAAACCCCAGCCTCGGCCATAGCGCCAACTCCGGCACCAATCGCTGCCTCTGTAAGTGCTAGACGCCAAAGTGTAGGCGCATGTTTAAAGGCAAACGCCAAGCCAAATGCGTTAGCTGGATCAGGCGCAACACCAACAACACTGCCAATAAAAGATCCTAGAGTAGCCGAAAAATCTTCACCTCTAGATGCAATCTCTGTTGCATATTCTCGAGCTGCGGCTGCGCGATCTAGCGCGGTTTGCTCCAAGCTTTCCAAGGTTATACCCTTTAGATGATCGGGCAAGCTTTCCTGGTTCTTCTCCATGAAGTCCAAGATAACCCTGGAATAAGTATCATAATCCTGATCGATTGTGCCTCTTGTCGCACTAACACCAAGGCCAACGCCAAGCTTCTCACCTGGACTAATGAAATTGTTCCCAGCTCTCGAATAACCTACAGGAGCTTGCCCAGGAAATGCATCGTTAAGTTCCTCTACAATCGGATCCCACAAATCTTTGAGAATCAATTCTCTGCTTTGAGATTGGTCATTCAGCTTTGCGTTTTCTCTAGCTGCCATAAAGTTTTCAAAAAAACCGGTTAGTGGCTTTGTAATAACCTGGGCGTTACCGAGATCATAAGCATCTGATCGATCAAACTGGATCATGGGTTTTCTTTCTCCCACTCACTAAACGGTTTGTTATAACCCATTAATACAGATTGAACATAATTAAGATAACGATCATCAGAGATGTCATCTCGGGCTGTTCTCATTAAAGGCTGGACGCGATCATTAAATTCATCCCCAGAAACACCGGCATCCTTAATCATTTTTCTAAGTTTGCCTTGTTGCGCCCTAGACACCATTCGCGCCTCTGGAAACTCTGGGCGCTGCCTCATGCTAGGGGCGGCGATTGGACCAGGTAGATCCGGAGTATCAACAGTCATGGGCTGTGCTGGTTGTGCGGTTGCCTGGGCCTCCATTACCGCAATAGGTTGCGGAGCAATTAGCATACTGTCTTTCAGAGTAGCCATATCAAAGACTAAAGGGCTGCCCTCCTCATCGCCTACAACAGATAGTCCCTGATCTCCATAAGAAACGACATATTTATTCCCACCTATGTTTCTAAAACCATAGCTATCGTTGCCCTGTACGCTTTGAGCTAAAAACTCATCCATTTTTTGGCCAGTAGCCTTTTCAACACCGCCAGCGTTAAAGTTTTCCAGGATAAAGTTAAGATCATTTCCGGTCATAGATGGGGGAATATATGTAGGTTTTCCACGGATTTCTTGTACTCCGCCAAATTCTTGACCATTGATCTCCCGATATCCCGCCGCTAACTGCAAAGCTTCTTGATATAAGGACTCATCTAATTGCTCATCTGGAACCCCACGTTGTTCAGATAGCTCAAGATAGATCGCCTTAGCCACACCCTTGATTGCCTGGGCATGTTTTGGTGTTGTAATCGCTTGACCAAACAAACCTCGATAAACTGGATCTGTCTTGGCGTCTGTAAAATACATTGGTTTTTGACCAGCTTTAATTCTGTCAAGCCCTGAAACTGCCAGGTTAGCCGCTCGAGTAGATCCAGAATTTACCAAGCCACCAACTAAGGCAAGCTCTGGGTTGTAGTCTGCAATGTCAGTCAAAACCTGACCGGAAGCTTCCCCAAAGTTGGCAAGCGCTCCCAAGATTTGCAGTTTTGTATTTCCTTCCGATTGTTGCAACGCAAGGCTAGTTATTCGCGCTTCATCTGCAAACAGCAACTTAGGGGCTGCCAATCCATAATAATCGGCTACGTTTTGCGCTTGCTGCGCCCTCTCGTTCAAAGCAATTTCATCTATTTGCAGATTGCCTTGCTCATCAGCGCCAATAATTTGACGGCGCTCGATAAACCCAACTCTCTCAGCGTACCCCATTGGATCCTGGGACACTTGTGTTTTCATGTTATCGAAGAACTTAGACGCTTGCTCGTATCTTTTCACCTCGAGGGTTGTATCTCTGCCTTCCCCACCTTGGCCCTCGATGCCCTCACCATACGCAAGAACGGTTTGTTCCATTTCCGCAAGGCTCATTGCGCGGAAACCAGCATAAAGGTTTGTGTCAGCCTCTAATGTGTCAACCGCCTCGAGTGCTAGTCCACCATCGTATTCCGCAACTTCGGAGGCTCGATTGCGCATTTCCTGGATAACGTCCTGGCTTACTCGGCCTCCACTCTCCAGGATTTTATTTTGATCCTCTACCTTGTTCACAACGTATTTAGATTGTGACGTCATAACAGACTTGTTTCTGTTATATTCTGGACGCAGCAATCCATTTACAAAACGAACGCTATCCTCGTAATCCATGCCAGGCAAAGATGTTTTCCCGGACAGAACATCATCGATCGCTGCGCCTTGGCCATCAACATCCAACTGATTGTATTGATATAGATAGTTGTTTTTAAATGCGCCCTCTTTGACCTGGGCAGTCCAGCTTTCGATAGCAGAATCTTGAACGCCCAAGTCTCTAAGTTTTTGCGCCCCGGCCGCAATCTCGGCATCGATCTCCATCGGACCTTGCCCTGGCAGTATAGCATTGCCTAGAATTGTCTGAGCAGTATTTGCCGCAACATCATTCTGCCTTGCACGGCGTAACTTTTCTTGCTCTCCGGTCCACCATTTACCATAACGCGATTCCGCCTTGCCCGTAGCTTCCGTCAAGCGATTGCGCAGCAAACCGGCCGATACCGGATCGATCGCGGACAGAGATGCTGCATATCCATCAGCGATATCAGATAACTTTGCTTGGATCTGGTTGAATGGCGTCTTTCTTGCCTGGCCCTCATCCAGGATCTTTGTGATATCTAGTTCGGCCTCTGTCTGGATTTCGGCAACAGCTAACTTGTTTGCCGCTTCATACGCAGTCTTTTCCGTGATTGTTCTAGGCCCACCCTGGGCTTGTAGGCTTTCCAGAATAGGAACGGCGCCCTCTTCTCTTACTCTCTCGAGACCCGCTTGCTGTGCCTTCTCTACTCCTTTTGAGTAAAGAAAATCACTCATTGAACCAAGAGCTTGGGATAGTGTGTCTTGATACCGGATCGCCTCTCGACCCGCCGCAAAATCTGTGCGCTGCGGCTGACGAACCCTGATCCCTGTTCTTTCGTATCTTGGCAAACGTCCCATATCTTAAACCTTATACTAATTGGCCAAACCGAATTAGCCCCTGGCCAATCGTTGCTGCCGCCTGAACCTTGCCAGTTTTAACGGCCATGTTTCCAGCCATGAGGTATTGGGATGCCTGACTATTTGCATCACCCTCGGCCATGATCGCATTGCTATCTGCAATATTCTTTTCACGAACCGCCTCCGCCGTGCTTACTGTATTTATAAGAGCCGCTGATCCTGATGTTGGATCTACGCCACCAGCGGCCGCCGTGGCGATATTTGCCGCCATAACCTGATTAAGTCTGCGCAAAGCATCAACCCCACGCTGACGATACTCGAGGGCCTCGTAGCGCCCCTTTAATACCGCCTCTGCCGCTTGCGCATCGTATATTTCCTTTTGTTGAGCCGCCGCTGCCTTTTGCGCTTTTGCCTGTTTAGCGCTTGCTACCAGGCTGCCAACTGCGAATAATCCAACTGCTACGGGTGCCAGTGCTGCCATTATGATGTCCCCACGCTCATTTTGTACTCAATCCCCAAAACCGTCATTGGCAATGGCACAGATTGCGTAATTGTTATCTGACCGGTGTTGCTATACCCCAAGATCCCATGCGCTGTTTTTACACCAGTATATGGCTGAATTGCCGTATCTAAGTTGCCCTCGCCGAAATTACGGAAAGAAATTTGCTTGCTATTAAGAACCAGATCTTTTGTTTCATGCAACAATGCATCGATCTGCACGATCCGCTTTTTCAACCCCTGAACGCTACCCGTTGGGAGTGTTGGCTCTGTCGGCATTGTCTTTGCTGTGACTGTGTAATCAAGGCCAACCTGGTAACTTGTCGTCGCCGCTGTGCCAAACGTAATGGTGAAAGGTGTTGCTGGGACCGTCTGAGCGGACTCTACAATGTTGTCTCGCACGATCTGGACCTCTTTCCCCTCGAGGTGGTCCATCGTTACTGAGGCCGCCGCTCCGCCGCTCTTTGCACTATCCAGGGTTAAATCACTATCGAATAGCTCCAAGGTGTATATTGTTGCTGAATTGACCGTCCTTTTAACAACGCAGTACACATCCGACAGCTCTACCGCGACCGCAACAAATTCACCGTCTGTCGTAAATTCACTAGGGGCAATCACCTGTTGGCCCACCAAGATCGAGTAAACCGCCATCGAGCCATCTTCACTGTTCACAATGAAAAGCCGATCCGCCTCATCTGTTGATGTTGATCTCCGGGCCGCAAGATCTACCGGCGTTTTCATCAAGTGTGATGACAGCACAGAAACTTGTTGAACCTGGTATGACCTAACTGAGTCACCATATTGGAACGCGTTTAACGATTTACCCTGGCGCTGCACAAATACGGATGCACCGTTGAGATCCTCGATCGGAACACCAGGTTTTGCCCCCAGGCGGGTTTGCGGACGTATTAAAAAGTTTGCGGGAGTGATAGGTGAATCTTCCGATTGTACCACAACAAACTCGCCACCGGTAGAAAAAATTCTAAGATCTGAACCCGCAACAATCCCAACAATCGCATTTAGTTGGTTTGTGTTTATTGTTGCTTCGACACTCGCGTCATCGAGGCCGGTGCCAGGATCAAAGTTGAAATAGTCAATAACCCGGGATCCCCAGATCGTATTTGGCCGTGACTTTGATCCGCCAAAGTATAGCCGCCCTTCGTGGAAGGTTGCTGATCTCGGCCATCCCCGGGTCGAGGACCAAACATCTTCATAGCCATGTTCGCTTTCCCAATCCCCCGCGACAACGGTTGACGTATCAAAAAACGGAACTTCAACATACACCTTCATTGAGGTGTCGCTGACATACTCGATATAACGAGCGCGACCAAATGTTGATGTTACCTGGAGATATTCATCCACCGCTGCTTCAGAAAACGCTGTAACTTTATATTGTGATGTATTGTCTGGCTGTGTGTCCCAGGCCGGATAAACTGTAAGAACCTTAGTTGAAGCGACATAATCCTCAACGTGTCGTGTTTGCCCAGATCCAGTGCCGGATGTTATGGTGATAAACATTCCGTTTGGATCATCATCAGATGTGTAACTTGTAGCCGCTTTAAGGGTTATTGTATCTGCACCACCAGCTTGCGCCGTTCCTGTATCTGTTGTGACGCTAGATGCAGTGACAGTAACGTTTCCAGTTGTGGCGCTGGGCGTAATATCAAAGTTTGGCGCATGAGTATCGAACGCATACGCATACTTTGGAAGGTTTGTTAAAGGTAAGTTTTCGAGCGTCCAGTTTGTGTCTGTGTTTCGAACCAGGCGTTTGGTTTGCAGATCCTCATGACAAAGGATCAAAGTATCGACCGCCTGAGTATATTGAAGCTCATCGAGCATGGCCGCTGTAATATCTGGAGCTGCCAGATAATCATTGCCGGATCCATTAATGTTTGTCTGTAGAACACCATCCTTCACAACATAGATGCGCCCCGCGACAAATGCTAAAAGATAGCTATCTGTGACACTAAACTCAAACGGGATAAGTTTGAAATCCGTGAAGGATCCCCCAAAGTTGTAAATGAACTTTAGGCCATCTCGACGTTTCAGTCCGCCTTGGGGTTGTATAATAACATTTTGCGCTTGCTCTAAAGCATTCTGGTATTGCGAAAGATCTGTTCTAGCACGCAATAAGGGGTCTAGCTCACCAACCGAAAAGTTCGTTTGAAACTGAGTAACACGCATTTAGTGCCTCACTTCGATTAATGTGAAATCCTCGATAACTTGTGTTGCCTGGCCTCGAGCATCGATGTTCATTGCCTCACGCAACAAACCGCCGCGTCCATTTTCTGCCGGGCTGCCAAACGCTTGGTTTCTAAAATATTCCGCCTTAGATGCCTGATCTGTAACCACCAAGGCCAATTCGCTTGCCATTGCAGTTCTAAGCAATCGAACGAAATAATTCGGCATTTTCGATTCAGCGATTGTTGATTGGTAATCGATATAAACGGTTTCCATGTTTGTGTATAACTGGTCGCCATACACCTCCCACCCGTATCTCGTTGGCCGTGCAAGTATGCTATTAGTCTCGAATACAGCGATTACCCCAGACAACATATCGCCAGGTAATTGATACGCATAACGCCACTCATTGGTTGGCGTCGACGCTAGTCGAGCAAGCTGAACTTTCTTTGTGGTCCAAGACCAGTTGTATGTGCTGAGAATAGTATCCCGAAGATCCGGGTATAGCCTATCACATGCCTGGGAAATGTCTGTGCCTTCTGTAAAAGACGAAATGGGCGAAGCGCCCAAGAGGATTAACGCGTCTGAACAAATTGAAAGATCGGTGTCACCAGTTGCCATTGTTATCCTCCATGTAGAAAACTGGGCCGGTTTCCCGGCCCTAGTTAGGGAGTATTAATCGCCGTCAGTCGCGGCTAGTGTCGTGCCATCTGCTACATCTACAACGCCACCAGTGTTTGAAAGAACTTGTGTAAGTGTGCTTACACGGGTTCCACCGGTTGATGTGACGCAGTAGATCAAATCTCCGATTGCCAGGGTATCTGACAAATCGTTGAAATAACCTTCTGTGTTCACGGTCGCAATCGTATCAGCAGTTTGATAGGAGTAAATAGAAGGCGCTGAACCTTTTTTAGATGCTCCAATGGTTGCAAAACCTGTTTTATCAAAAGCCATGTTTCAGTCTCCTTATTCAGTACATGAGATCTTGACGATGCCTTCGTCGTCGATCGCAATAGAACCCGCTGAGAACATTGAGCTTACTAGGAACGATGTTTTCTCTGGGATGTAGTTGACTTCTGACTTCTGCGCCATCGATTCAGCATAACCCATTGAGTCCTGGTGCCATGCAAAGCATGAACGTGTAGATGGTTTTGGAACACCACCCTCGTCACGATCACCCATTGTGATGATGTTGAAGCCCATGAATGAATTGATTTCACCGCGCACTAGAGCTTTTACTGTAGCGAAATCAGAACTTGTTGTTTCTGTTTCACCTAGTAGAGCGTCAAGCTGTGAAGAGTGCATCAATAGATGACGACCTTCCATCGGTACGTTCTTTTCATTCAGTGCCTTCGCCGCTGCGCGTAGCTTATCGATGTTCATATTCGATGCTGCGCCGCCAACGCCTGTTGCAACAGTTGATGGTGATGCCGCTGCGTTTAGCGCATCAATCATGATCTGATCCATACGACGCGCAATAGACTTAGACACAACCTGGACCAGTTCACGGCGTTCGTCAAAGTTGACGTGTGATTGGTGGAAGATGTCTGAATATTCCGCAGCAATGTAATCTGTCATTGTTGCTGTTACTTGTGAATATGTCACGTTCAACGGTGTAACGTCTGTCTGTGGAACGCGAACTGTTGCAACACCTTTACCGATTTTCGGGAACTTTACAGTGTTGCCTTGAACACCTGTGCGCGAACGCATGGTGCCACGAAGTAGGGATTCCCCCTGGTATGCCTGTTTAACTTCTTCATCAAAGAGCGTCACAAAGGCATTGGTAATACTCTGCGCCATTGCAGAACCTCCTATTTAGGTTTCACATTGATCGCATACCGTTAGCCGATGTTCGGGCGGTCGCTTGCGCGATTGTGGCCGCGCCAACCAGTGGTTTACCACATCAACGGGCCGCGCAGCGGTTAGCCGTTAAACCACATATACACGCAAACAACCTTGTTGGCAACAATATCTAGCTATTAGCCGCTGCCCATTGTTGTTCTATCTTTGTGCGCCATACGGGATCTGATTGCCATCGAGGATCTGCGATTGCCTGGCGGAGATCAGTTACATCCATTTCTGGTGTTGCGACGACAGGGCTAGTTGGGATCCCTTCGTTCGTATATCCCTGGATAAACTTGACCATTGCGTTAATTGCATCGGCACTATTTAGACCCATTGCAAGCGCTTGCTGCTCATTATTGTTGAGATTTGCTTTCTTAATGTGGCGCTCGAGATAAGATATTTTCTCCTGGGCGCGTTCACCAAGTTTATTCATTTCTTCTTGTTGATCGTATTGAACCGCTTCCTCTTGCTCCCCGGTCATCTCGAGGATGCCACTAGCCAACTCTTCAAACGCTTGCTGAGAAATGCCGTATTTCTTTGCCCAATCCTGATATAATTCAAGACCCGGATCTTCCGGATCAAGACCTCCGTCGATAAGAGAGTCCACATCGTAGCCATCTTCCGGCGCTTTATGCTTACCGGCTTTAAATGCTTTCTCAAGCTCGGCATAACTTTTCGCCAGTTTTTCAACATCGGGTCCATCCTCATCCCAAAATTTTTCCGGATAATAATCCGGGCGCTCGATCATATCGTCATCTGATTGGATCTCCTCCCCGGGTTCCGGTTCCTGGACACGCATCGGTGCCTCTTCAACTACTTCCTCTTGTGCTGGCGCGAAATTAACCAGGCTCTCCTGTTCCTGGGGAGCTTCTGCTACTTGTGTCTCATCAGACATTGTTTGACCTTTCTACCCTGCGCTCGATAAGCCGTACCAGTTCAGTCATGCCGGTTCTTACAAACCCGTGGCTTGGATCCTCACCTGGGTACCAGGATGGTTGTTCGATTGTGATCTGCCTCAGATGACTTAACACCTTTTGGCCTTCCTCAGATTTAAAGACACGACCATATAAAAGATCGATGTCATCCGCCTTTGGCGGTTCCGCAAATGCTGGGCTTAGTCCTTCCCACCCTTCTACAGAACTCATTGCACAGCCTCCGCGACTTGTTCATCGCCTGGTAGCGCTTCTTGCTGTTGCGCCATCATTTGTTGCTGCATCATCATCATTTGAATTTCTTCCGGACTATTCAAGATCCCCTGGTCCACACCCATCTTCTCAGCGATAAACGATATCGCTTCCTGAATGTTGATTGCCATTTGCCCGGCTGGACCCATAGCATTGGCGATCTGCATGAAATTCAAAACCTTGTTTACTTCTTCCATCTTTGGCGCTTCGGCCAATGGAGAAACCGGAGCAATCTTAACTTGCACCCCGTTCACCTTGAGTGGCATGTTTATCAAGCCCTGGCGATCCAGGACAAACAAAATCCGGGCAATCATCGGGTTCATGATCTCAGTCATCAATCGACCGAAGGCGGACCCAAGATTAGTTGCCAGCTCAGATTGGCGCTGCGCAATTTCTGTAGCTGAACGCGCAGACATTGTGTCCGGGGGCAGGGTATCATCCATCAGGATCTTTTTGATGTTCATGCGCAAATCTTGCATGACAATCTGGCTAGTGTTGAAATCCCCAGCCCTGGGAAGCGGGGCCAGTGACGCGCCCTGTGGACCGCCATTGCGAGCGACCGGAATGATTGCGCCAGGCTGGATCTTGATGTTTTGCGGGTTTAGAACCCCATCGTCTGCCGCCAAGAACACGCCTGAAATAGCCAGGCTTGCGTTTTTAAGGACAAGCTCAACTGTTTTGTTCAGCGTTTTGATATCTGCGATTGCATCTACCAGAGGGCCGCGGCCGTATATCTCACCCGCCGTTTTGCTAAATCTTGCTACAATGAACGGATTGGATTGCATTTCTCTGAACACAAGTTCTTGTGATTTGTGCGGCCAAATAACATGATAATTGTAACGCCCTGTTTCAGCGTCATAAATGACTGCATCAAACAGATCGATCTCTTCACTTGGCCTACGCGTAATCGCGTCTTGCAGATCCGGAGTCATTTGAACATCCGGGTATTCTCGCTGGATCACTTCGCCCTTTATGCGGAGCTTGCGATAAACATTATCGACAACACCGTTTGCACCTTCCTCGATTGCGACCAGGTATTGCGGTATTGCTGTAAACCTTAGCGGCGTAACCTCATCACCCGGCATAATCATCATAACGGCAGTGCCTACGCAAAGATCGAGTAGGAACTCCCCCATTGCCAGGTCAAAGCTCGTTTGACGGAGCTGATCGAACATAATGTCTGTGTATGCATCCAGGATCTCTTGTGCCTGGGGGCGCTGTTCTTCGGGGATCCCGGACCCTGGTTCTAGTCTGCACCAATGCCGGTTGGGCGGGAACAAGCCGGATTGCAAGCGATTTGCAAAGCGCTTGGTCGATGCCATGGCCGTACTATCAAAGACACGCTGCATCTTTGTTTTGCCTGGAACTTTACCGTCATAGTACCCGCTATACAAATTGCGCTGCGGCAATGCATATTCATAGCAATCCTCATAAACAGACCGCCATTCATCTTTTCGAGCTTGCGCTTTGGCCTCTCGACCCATG